AACCGCATTGGCGATCGGCTCGAGCATGTCTCCAATGGCCTTGAAAACCGCATCCAGCGGCGCAACAGCAACCGCCACGGCTTTGGCCACCTCAGCCATCAATCGAGCTTGCAGGGCCAATCCTGTAAAGGCCTTGCCCAATCCGCCGATCGATTCCATCAACGCGCCCAATCCGCCGGTTGGAACTGGTGCGGCCGTTGCTGGTATTGCTGGTTTTGCGGCGGTTGGAACTGGTGCGGCCGTTGGTGCAGAGGTTTTTGGTGCGGCCGATGGCGTGACCGTCTTGACTCCATTGATTGCGTTGCTGACGGCTTGCAACATCGATGTATAGTGGTCGAGAGCGGCGATAAGCGGCTGAAGACCGCCGCCTCCGCCGCCCATACCGCCAGCCATCATGTCAATTGCGCCCGCCATTTTTTTTACTCCATGCCGCGTTAAGTTCTTCCATCGAAATTCCTAACGCAACACCCATTGACAGATATTTGGCTTTAGCCTCAACGATTCCAGATTCGCGTTTCGATGGAGCCAGACTTCCAGGTATTGTCTTCGGAACTCCTCGATCATCGCGTTCCTTGCCGTAGATCCTCCAAATTTGATAGTCTGTCAATTCCGCAATCTGATCCATCGATAACAAATACGGCTGATCCGTGAGGCTGGCGACAACCGCCAGCGCATTGACTACCCGGAGATTTCGTTCTTGTCCCGGATCTCCGCCTTCCGGGTCGAACGGAAAGACTCTGTAAAAATCTGGCCCACAACAGCCGCAATCTCTTCCGAATACTCAGCAACTAAGCGATGGCCTTCGTCAAGACTAATACCCGCCATTAGGTGAACCAAATTAGCAAGGCCATCCGTCGAAGTTAGGAATCCGCGACAATTGACGCCGCCAAACGCAAACGCGCCAGAACTGATCCGGTCCATATACGCGCCGTAGGCTAATTTGAATTCTTCATCGCCCATGTCGTTTTTGTCGCGAAACAATTCTGTTCTCGCGCGACTTTGAACAATACGCTCAATTCCGCTTTTAATCTTTTGAGTCAGCAAGCCAAATTTGTATTCTTTATCGCCAATCACGGCGATAATTGGCGCGGCATTACCGCCTAATGATTGACTCATACTCATATTGAAATAGCCTCTGTGTTAGCGTCATCGCCCAATTTAAAATCACCGATGACCACTAAATCAATCGTACACTCTACCACGCCTTTGACGTTTGTTGTTACCGACATTTTTTCAATTCGAGCCATGACTTGGAAAAAATAATAGAATTCAGGATCAAGGTATAATTTGACCAATAGATCATCGCCAGTGGCAAGACCATAACCATACCCAATGATAGACGATGGATATGGTCCAGATAATGATATGGTGGCTGTTCGCATACCAACGATTGATTTGAACGTCTGCTGATCATAATCAGAAACGTCAATCCGTTCTCCATCGACATTGAGTTTCCATTCCGTCATCGGAAGGAAAACAGTGCCAAAGGAAACGGATGCCGTACAGCCACGGTAAAAAGCCATGGCAATACCTCGTCAATATGATATTGAAGAAAATGAACCGTTGCTTGACGCGGTATAGCTAATTTGAGCTACACCTTTCACGTTAACATCGACTTTGATTGATGAAATGCGTGCCGTTACTGTGATTGATGGCGCGCCACCATCGCTGGAAGCCACCAGAATAAACGCAACAGACGCGCCAACGCTTGCGCCAGCGCTGCCGTCATATGGTCCGGATGCGGTGATTTCCGCGCTAAAAATACCGGGATAATTACTTTGATACCCAACATCGCTAAAATTGGTCGTATCAATGCTTTCACATTTGATATCGATCGACCAATCGGTTAATGGCTGAGTTGCGCCATTAACTGAAACAGAACCAGTCTTGCCAGCGTAAAATGCCATGGGATAACCTCCATCAATAGGTTATTGTGAACGTGCCATTGCTTGACGCGGTATAACTAATTTGAGCAACGCCTTTAACGTTAACATCAATTTTGATAGACGAGATTCGAGCGGCTACCGTGTAAGACGGCGCGCCCGCATCGGTTGACGTGGCCAGCACAAAGTTACCGGACGCGCCAACGCTTGCGCCAGCCGTGCCATCGTATGGGCCAGATGCGGTAATTTCTGCTCCACCAACACCAGCGTAATTTGTTTGATATCCAACATCGCCAAAATTGGTTGTGTCAATATTTTCTGATTTGATATCTATTGACCAATCGGTCAGCGGTTGAGCCGATGCGCCAACAGTAAAAGAACCGGTTTTGCCTGAGAAAAACGCCATGTCACTGACCTCCAATTAGGGCAATTTCGTAAGTACCCGTAACAGCACCATCTAAATTAGTGATCTTAAAATTTTTGTCTGTTGCGCTAACAGTATGCGCCGCGCCATCGCCGATGATGAAAAATCCGCCCGCCTGCACGGTCAATACCGGGCTTGTTCCAGTCAATGGCCACGTCAAAGCGTTACTAGCACCTGGCTCGAACTTCATTCCGGTTGTCGTGGCTTTTAACATGAACGCTATTACTTTTGTCAACGTCAAGGATTGGTTCAGGTAGTCGGTAACGCCTTGCAGATTGATCGTGACGCTAGCGCCGCCCGCAAGCGTGCCCTTGACGGCATAGATGCGATTGTACGTGGTTGTGCTAGGCGCAAGGGTTGCGGTAAGCTTGTCTGGACCTTGCGAAGTCTTGACAAATCCGGAATTGGTCACGGATTGAGTCCAAGATATTTCGCCGACTATCGCAGAAATATCTACACTCATGATGTTCGCGCCTCCAGTTTTCGATATGTGATTGTCATGCCGCAAACGTCATAGTTATTGACGTTTCCGCTGACCGATTCAAACGCTGGTTGCATATCCAATTGCATCCCTAGCACGTCAGAAACTCCGGTCAATGCTGGTTGATACAAAATCTTTTTGATGTTTTCACGGATCGTCAAATGAGCCGCAAGATCTGTTTCAAAAATTCTGTTACCAGCGTCAACATAAGTCACTTGCACAGTGTAATCATAACATACTACACCATTAAAAGCTTCCAATCCGATTGTTTCAGTGCCAGGTGAGACGATGATTAATGGCAACGTGTCGGTCTCAATCATGATTGCGCGTTTGCGTAATTTGGTGTTTGCGTACGTTACCGCAATGCGTGTTTTGATAGCGTTAAGAATATCATAAAAGGCACTCATAAACCGACTCCCGCATCGGCCGTAGTTTCAATCTCCCACATATTGCGTTGTACTGATTGTGTGACGTTATTGATTCGATATTTCACGTTAGCGGCGTCGGTCAATAGCGCGTTTATTTCTGGTGCGGTAGGGCATTCTTGGATCCATATATTCCAGCGTGTGATATTGCCGTAGCTGGTCAATGCGCCAGCGGATCCGATATCAACCAGCGCTGGCAATCTCAATACCCGATAGATCGTCGTGGTTGTGGCCGCAAGCGTGGTTAGCGTGACGGTCTCCAATCCATCAATGACAAGATGATCGTTTGCTGGAGACCACGATAACGTCATCACATCACTCTCCATCCAGCAGCACCCGATCCGTTATCGGTGCTATCGTAAACGAGATCGGCCCAGGCATTGACTGCTAGCGCTTTGTCTGCCGCGCCGCTCATGTACATTCTGTTGGCCGCCGTGCTGCTTGCGCTATTGTGTTTGAGCGTCACCGTTGCCGTGCCCACAGACACGAGCCTGATCATGCGCCCATCGACATGAGCCCCACCAGTCGGTGGAGCGATGCCAGTAATGTCTGCTGCTGTCGTGCAGTTGAGCCGCTGGAATGCGGAGCCGGTGAGGACGTAGTTATTTTGCGATGAGGTAATTGCTGCTGGTGTCGAGGATGTGTAGGCTAATGATCCACCACCAGTTGAGCCATTGCTAATCCTGACAATGCCGACGTCGGCATATAGAATTGCAACATTAGGTGTACTGCTTGGGAACCTAATAGTTGGATTTGTGACAAACCACGCACCGTATGAAGGAGCCCTTATTTCGCCGGAGGCTGGCATTGTAAAGAAACTTCCAACGCCTTGGAATATAAAGGCTCCGTTTGCCATTTGGATATTATAAGAGTCCGTATTTAAACTGATAATAGCAGCGCCATTACTATGAAGAACTCGAAAGATATTTGTAGTTTCAGCTGCTCCGGTTTTCGGCTTAATCGTTACGCCGCCATTCCCACCCGTAGTTGCTTGCAAGCCGGGCTCAATTATGATACTGCCACCAGCCCCGCTTGTAACACCGTCAGCGGCTTTAATTGTGATAGACGCACCGGCACCCGCCGATGAGCTATTAGGCTGGCTCAGCCCCTCAGCAACGATTGCAGCAACTGTAGCCGAACCGCTAGGCCCACCCGATGGCGTAACGGGTAGCAGGTCTGTATCTGCTACTGTGCGTGTAGCGAGTTCATCTATGCGCTTGCTTGCCATTTACCTACTCCGTCACTGCCAGATTATGTAGTCTGTCGCTGTGCTAAATAACAGAAAGTCGGTGGCGTCCTGCCAAAGCAGGCCGTCGGTTGGGCCTGAAGGCACTGGTGCCGAAGGCCCGATTCCCAACAATGGTAGACTCATAATACACCAGCGGCGGTAGCTAATCTGGTAAGCGTTGCAATGATATCCGTCATCGTTGACGCTACATCAGAATCAGTACCGGCAAGAGCCCAAACATTCGCAATATGATAGTTGCGCCGCTGGTCTCCAAGAATCCAGCCGGTAGGGCTTGCCACGTCGCGCCGTGCTGATCGAAACCATGCTTCCGCCGTTAACGGTTGCTCGATTCCGTTACCATTGAAAACTAACGACTCGACAACCCATAACGGGAAAGTCTGCGCTGGTACGGCTGGCGTAACAATTGGCGTTGTCGCTGGAATATCCGCCATAACAATTCCTCCAATTATATGCTAATTATACGCTGATTTCCAAATAACACAAATGACCGGCAACGTTTACGGCTCCGCCTAAGCTTAGGTTCAGAGCTTCTCCGGATTCCGTTTGAAATAGGCCATACGCTCCGCCGGGAGCCATAATCCCGATTGACGCCGACGCTCCACCCGAAGCCGCAAGGCTCATCGGTCCCGATAACGCCGTCGATGCCGATTGCCATGTCGCCGTGACGGCACCCGCCGCAACGATCACATAGGAAACGACTCGAATGCGTTTACCGGCAACGGCTGCAACAATTGTGTTACCGCCGCTGGCGCTTGCGTTGATGGCTGCAAATTTCATAATTAAACATCTCCTAATCTAATTACATTATACCGTAATGGCAGTCCCGAAAGTGCCGCCAGTTGTGGCATTAGATCACGCAATGTCTGGCTCAATCCTAATCGAGCGTAAACGACTTCAAGGTATGCGCCGTAAAAGGCTCTTTTGCGCAACCCTACGCGGATCTTGCCTTCCCGCATAATATCCTCGATTGACTTTTTTGTCATTGCAATATTGTTTTGCAGGTTGCCCGTATCCTTGCGCGGGTATTCCCCTGGCATTGATCGTTGCACAACCTGCACAGTTTTTGTCGAGCCATCACGACGCAATCGATTCACGCGGATTGCGCCAACGGGCTTACTTAATCGACGCTTGTGTTCCTCAATAAAAAATGCAGCCGCGCGCACCAGATTTTGCGCCTGCAAGCGTGTTAAACCGCGTGTGGGACCGCCAGCACTACGTGCCAAAGCTTGCGCCACGCCAACGCCAATTAAGGCCATTAAACGGCAACCATAACGTAAGTTAAGTGACCACCGATTATGCCAGCGGTGTTAGTGGTAGTCAGAATCAAGTCTTCTACTGTAGCAGTTTGAAGAACCGGCAACCCGCCGGACGGCCAATTGTATCCGAGATGGGTTGCAATGTTCCCGTTAGCGGCCATGTGCATTTTGCCACTGATTGCCGTAGTTGCGGAAAACCATTGCGCCTCAGCGGTTGTTGATGAATTCATGGTATAAGCTAGCACTCGAATTCGTTTTCCCGCAACACCGGTAATGACTACGGTGCTAGCGTTGCCAGTGGTAGAGATGATAGCGGTGTTCATGGTCGCATCCTCGATATTCGCTGGTATGGTCCGGCAAGGCTTTGTTGCGCTTGTTGTAGTTTTGTTATTTGATCGGTGAGCATTGACAAATATGATGCCCACGATACGGATTGGCCATTCACGCTATAATCCGGTTTAGGATTAAGCGTGATATCCTTGATTGTTGCGGCGATTTGATTGATCGCCGTGTTTAGATCGTCAACGGCCGCCATTAGTGCGCTCCACTTTTGGATTACGGCATTGGTGAAGGTCGTAATAATCGCGATACTTTTGAGCCGCGTCGTTTTCGTCTCTTGCCTCAACGTGCAATGTCGGACAAAGCGGGTAATTTACTTTGAACACGCCAAAAGCCTGCGCTGTGGCAGGCTTTTGCGTGATGCCACTTAATTTTGACATCAGGTCACTCCATTTTTGTTACAAGAATCAGTTGGTGTTACGAACAATGTGCCATGGGCTCCAAACGCTAGGGATACCGCGTTCGTTGGCAAAGTAGCTTGCGACAATGCCCTTGTCAAGCATTTCATACTGATTAGGTGCGCTTTGAGCAACCGATAGCGGGTAGTTCTGCATGTAGCGGAACGTTTTGCCGGATTGCATCATCCACCAATATTCATCGGCGTTAGATTGGCTAAGAGCCAATCCGCCATCAACTGCGGCCGCAGTACAAACCTGTTCAAGCAATGGGCTTGAAAGGATTTGGAATTGACCGGAGTAAGGATTGGAACCAGTTACGCTAACATTGAGCGGATTGCTGGTCGTTTGTGGGGTTGTAGCGCCAGAACCGGTTCGGCGTTCAGTGCTGGTAGCGGCGATGATCAAATTTGCGGTTGCGATTTTGGCTGGATTCACCAAAATCGTATCCGGAGTGATCAAGATGCGCTTGCCGGTATATGGATCCTGCATGCGCGCGAATTTCAGCATGTCAGCCTGAAGAGCGGTCCAATCCGTAAGCGGGTTAGACAGATCATTGAGGTAGCCAATAGCGTTCAACGTGCTG